GTGTTGACGTACGGCATGACGTTCAGAAACTCGATGCCACCTGCCAACCCGCCGCGCTGTCGAAGGCTGGTAGCGTTTTGCACTGGTAGCATTTTCAAATCGTCGTTTAGCAACCCTTCGACTTCATCGCCGAGCGTTGCATCATATATACCGTTGGCTCTGACCGCTTGTATTGTGTAGAAGATCCGTGTTGTTAGTCGCTCAACCTCGAGTATCTGATCCTTAACGTGCATGTAGTCCGAGGTCGGAATTACTGACTCCGGATCGGTTGAGCTGTTGATCATCACGCACGGAAAAAACCCTTCAAAATCAATCGGCGCTTCACCTTCCTGCAGTATTGTTTTGTCGCCGTTTAGCTGTACCCAGTACACTTTTTTCGAGCGCTTGCACCATACTTCCCACAACTCTGCTTTACCGTCGTAGGCATGAACCTCGCGCTTGCTTGCACGCTTCATGTCGCCGGGAAAAGCATTGTAAGATAGCCGCTCGGCTGTTTCACTGCCAAACGTCTCGGTTGCCTTCTGCCGAGAAAGATACGCACGCCTAGCAACCCAGTCTATTTCTGACTCGTTTCGGGCGTCGCTAGTTAAGAAGTCGTCGTACTGGATGCACTCGAGAACCGCCTTGTCCTCCCTCTTAACCTCGAGCACCATGCGCGCAGAGATGACGCCGTTTTCGCCCGGTGTAAGTTCTAACCCCTCTTGCTCGGTGTCAAATGGCTGTTGGTCTGCGTCGATGATGCCGCCGTCGCCGGTTGCAAACAAATCAAACTCGCGCATCTCGGACTCAAACTCCGGCTCGTACCGCGCCCATAATATCGCCCTGCCTGTAAGTAAGTACTGTAACGTTGCGTTCTGTGCCACTCGGTCGAAGTCGAAATACTCATCTAGTGCGTACTGGGCATTGCGCTCCAGTATCACCGCTCCGGCTTCTGTTGCTAGTGATCCTGTCCGTTTACGGAGCCTAACTTGCGCTTTCGGCGTCGATGAATAATACGCTGGCATCAACGTGTTGACGCAATACCACCAAATGTTCAGGCGTCGTTTTGTCTCGGTAAGTTCGTGTTTTGCTTTGTATAATTTAATTGATTCCTTCCCGGCGTCAAAGAACGGCTGGTGTCTGTCAATCGCCGATTGTATCTGCGCGTTCCAGTAGCGTGCGTCAAACTTTTGAATACCCGGGCTTTCGTTCGTATTGTCCATCATATCTTGGCTCGCCTTCGATCTCGCTTAACTTGCTTAATGAGCTGTGCTAACTCTATCCTACCGCCGCGCATTGGCTCCACCTCTTTCTTGTACGTCGGCTCAAGGATGCGTGCTTTACAGAGGTATCGTACAGCGTCCGCGCCGTGATCATTGCCCGTGCTGTCCAGATCCTCGGGCTTTCTCGGATCGTACTGCAGTGATGGTATGCTGTCTATTAGATACGGACAAGTCGAAAAAAAGTATAGCATCGCAGGTTTTGCCATTAACCGTTGGCGTATCTGTGACCACCCGGAAAGCCTATCCTTGTCCGCCGGTTGGAGCGGAGGATGCTTGTACTCGCTCAGCACCTTGTTCATCTGCTCACCGATTGATATGCCGCCCTGGTCGTTAAAGATCGCCGTGTCTGCCGCGGTAAACACTTGCTCCCGCCCGGATAGTTCAGCAATACGCCTAGCCTGTTCCGTGTTCTCAACCTGCTTACCCCACAACTCCCGGTAAATGATGATAGCACCTTTCGGGTACGGCACCTCGTTTCCGGCGTCATCCTTGCCTGATGATACCGCGCCCCACACCGCACAAAACGGCGAACGAAAACCCCAGTCGTAGCCAAGATAGCGATTCCAATGCTTCGGTACTGGAAACGGCTTGACGATATGCCGTTGCCCAAACTCGGGAAAGTAACTGCCTTCGTGTATTTCAAAATCGCCTTCCAACCAAGCGCGCACCAACTCCGGCGAACCAACCAAATGCAAACGGTCGATATAACCCGGATCTTTCTCAAGGAGCTTCTTGTTGTCTTGGATACGGCTGGGGATGTACACGTACGGCACTTGTGTTCCCGTCGGCAATTTCATCTTCAGCACCTCCATCCCCTTCGGCGCTTGCTTGATAAACATCTCTTTTAACCAATGATGCCCACTCCCCCCGGGATTGAACGTAAGTGTTAAGTTCGGCGTCTTGCTACCGCGTAAACACCCAAAGATTTTCATGATTGGCGAGGGATCTGGATAGTTGCCCGCCTCTTCCACCGCCGCGTCCGTCAAGTTCTGACCCTGATACTTCTGCGCGTCATCATCGTTAAACAACGGTCGAAACCGGATGCGCGCGCCGCTGGGGAAAGTAAACTGGTTTTTCATGCCGTTATAACCAGCGCCTAGCGGCATGTATATCTCTTTTGCGCGCTCGATAAGGTCGTCGGCTTGCGGCAACTCTTTTCGAAAGAAAACCATGTTGCGCTTACCGTCTTCACAAGCGCGGATACCAAACCGCCCCAGCACTGCGTCGGTCTTACCACCGCCTCGAGCGCCTCCGAACCCGATAAACGGCAATGGGCACTCAACATATGCTTGTTGCGCTCCCGGTTGTGGCGCCCAAACGACTTGTTGCTTCATCTACCGTACCTTGACCAATACCTAGATCTAAACCAAGACCCAGACCCAGACCAAGACCAAGACCTAAACCCAGACCAAGACCTACACCCAGACCAAGACCAAGACCTACACCTAGACCTAGAATAAGACTGGACTTTAATCATCTACCGTACTGCGACCAAAACCTAGCCCTACACTCAGATCCAAACCTAGACCAACACCACGACCCAGACCGAGACTTGAACCAAGACCTAGACTTAAACCAAGACCCAAACCAATAAGTTCCTTGCGTTTTTATCATATCGTCTCTTTCGGCAATCTATGCTTCCAGATGTAAGCATCGACAATGCTATCCGTGTTTACAACGACATCGACCGTCACTGCTTCCACCTCCGATAGCGTTCCTGATTCAATCGCTGTGCTGAACCGTCCTGTATCCGCAACCCACGCGGCATCCTCTAGCACGATAAACTTACCCTTTACCTGCTTAACTTTGCCTGTAACCGCAAACGTCACCGTGCGAATAAGCCAACTACTGCCTACGTCAAAAGGCAATTCTACTGCCGTTGCGCCGAACAACTCTTTCATATCTTTTAATGTTATTTCCATATTTCCCTCCTGTTTACTTAATGCCAACCACGTTCATCGTACTCATACTGCACATCATCATCCAATTTAACAAACAACCCCTTGATCGTTCGGAGCCACTGGCGCACTCGGCTCTTGCGGTTGGTTGACATCGCAACCGCATTATCCGCACACGCCTGATAGTACCCCAGCATGTATAAGTCGCATAGGTCTTGCTTGTGTAGCTTGCTGTAACGCTCACTCATGGCGCCGCTGGCGTATAGTTGCATCACGGCTTCTGCCGCTAACCGCTTAATCCTCTTGTCCATCGTCATCCTCGGTTATATCAATGGTTTTACCAGTCCACTTCTTCGCCCAGTCGCCTTCCTCGAGCGGCTTCGCGCTAATAACATGCTGAACGTTGACGTCCGTTTCTATGCGCTGTGTCTCTGTCCAACCGCACTGCGTTTTCAAATAGAATATAATCGCTGACTTATCGCCGTCCTTGATAAGGTCGAACAATCGTGAAATGACATAATTCTGCGCATCCATCTTCCCGCGGTCGTAATGCTCTTTTGCTAGCTTCAGAAACGTGTCAAACGACATACCCTTGAACGTCGCAATCTCTTTCATCGTAAACCCGCGCCCTGCTAACTCACTGACTTGACGCAGTTCTTTTTCCGACAATGTTCGAGCCGGTCGCCCCGCCTTCCCCTTCGGTTTACTCGTCATCGCTGTTCACCAGCTCCGTAATTAGCCGCCCAAACTCCTCCCATGACATCCCGCTAGCTATCTTCAGCACAACAAAATCACGCAATAACAAGCGCTTGCTATCGTTTTCAAACATCCTGTAACCGCGCGGCGTGCGTTGCAACAATTGTGCCATTCTGTACTGCGTAACGCCCAGCCGTTGCCGTATTTTCTTTGCTAGTGTAGCCATACCCCTACTATACTCCAGTATCATACCTTTTGGCAAGAAAAGAAAAAAAACCGACACAATCGCTAATGTTTTCTGGTTGATTGCCGAATCTAACTATGATACTTTTGTATCATACTAGAAAGGCAATGACGCCAACGGAGGAACAACGAAATGACAACATACAACACACGAAACTTCATTTACGTTTGCCAAGATGATTGCTGTGCGCACCGCGGATCGTGCAATGAGCAAAACGCCAACCGATTTCAAGAATGTCCAGTGTGTGGCGAAGAAACCGATCTTATGGAGGATCGCGATTACAACGATATGATTACCGGCGGTCTGGACTGGGATGTATAACAAGTCGAAACGCCCCTCGGGGCGTCTACCGGTGATGCCGGTACTGATGAGACTAACAAACGGAGAAACAACGAAATGAACAAACAATCAAACACCGAAAAGTTCTTGATCGCCATTGCGATACTTTACCCCGGCGTAGGTTTCTGGGTAGAAGACGGCGAGCTGGTAACAAATTACCAGGGCGACGACAAACAGGCGCTACTTGGCGCTATGGCTATCACTATTATGGAGCATTGCAGATCATGACATACCGAGACTTTGACAATAAATGCGCAGAGTTAGCTGATGCCGCGTGCGACATCGGCGAGAAAACACTTTGGCTGATTATCATCATGTCGCTGGCGTTTGCGGCGATGGTGTATAGCAAGCGAGCGGAAGCACAAACGGACGCCGAGCTGTATCGTGATCTACTAATGCTTCAACGCGCTTTGCAGTCTGCACCCAGCACTACCGGCGGCGCGTACGGTTTTGGCGAGTCTGTTATTGCAAAAGAAAAGACTAAAGTCGATCCGTGGAGCGGTCGTACATACAACGAGCGCGTCATCCAAGCTGTACCGAATGATGTATGGGGGCGCCCAGTTCGCCCGCTGTTGCCGGATGAGCCGGATACAAGCTGGATATATGAGGCGTTACGCAAGTGATGCGTCGGCGGCTAACTGAGCCGCTGGCGGATTGCTGGTAAAGGATCTACTAACGCAAAAAAACATGGAGGAAATATGCGTACAATACTTATAGCAACACTTATAACCGCGACCGGATGTTCAACGTTAGGCGACGGCGTGCTGATAGCCGGTACTCCCGAGGGTATACGCTCGTGGATGGATGGTCAAAACGCGATAATCGCTAACACGAAAACAAAGGCGTCCGACGGCTCGAGCGCGGCGTACACGTTACGACACGCACAGGAAAGAGAAGAAACAATCCGGCAATCCGGCGGGTTTTGGAAAGCGCTGTTGACTGGTGACAAGGGGGGCAAGTAATGAAAACGGTTAATGATTTATTTCGTGTCTTTGTTATAATATCGGCACTGCTCGGAGCGCCACTCGTCATTGTTACAGCGATGCTCGGGCTTCAGCGAACGGTTGCGACGGTTACCTGCGAAATGGCTAATCAATACTGCCATCAAAGCTGGGGAGCCGCGGCTTTTCAGGAACGACAATACTAAAAACTGGAGAAAATATGGAATTGCAAACGATAAACTACGACGACAAGCAAATAGTGAAGACCATGCAAGAAACTGTCGCGCGGGGGACTACCCCCGCCGAGTTCGCCTTGTTCGTTCAGTATTGCAAGGCAACGGGGTTGAATCCGTTCAAGAAAGAGATCTGGTGTATCAAAGCGAGTCAAGGCTTGCAGATAATGACCGGCATCAACGGCTTCTGGGCGATTGCTAACGCCTCGGATACGTTTGACGGCGCGGAAGTTGGGCTGATTAACGCGTCGGGCGAATGGGTAAAAACTGTGCCGGATAACACGTTTATCGGCGCGTGGTGTCGCGTTTACCGAAAAGATAGGCGTATACCAATGGAAGGCGAAGCGTTGCTTGCTGATTACGCGAAGGGTTTTGGGCTGTGGAAAACTGCTCCCAGGATCATGATAAAAAAAGTCGCTGAATCAATCGCGCTCCGGAAGGCGTTCCCCCAGGAGCTAAACGGCTTGTACACCCGGGAGGAGATGCCCGGCGAGTACGAACCGAGCAAACCATCAATCGTGGATGTTACACCAGCGGAGCCTGAAGTAGTTGCTGATTCCGTCGTAGAAACTGCGCCGGTAAAGAAAGTAACACTGGCGGACGATGACTTACCCGACTGGGAAGCCAAGAAACCGGAACCGGCAAAACCTGCTAAGAAAACACCGGCTGTTCAAGCGGTAACAACTTTTTACGACGTTGGCGGCTTGGAAGGCGATGTAAAACAAAAGGCGATCAAATACTTGGTTGACTGTCTGGCGGAAGAAATACGCCCGGACATTTACCAAACGAAGGTCAAACTGAAACGCTTAACCAGTTGCATCATACCGGAAGAAGCGGCGTTGGAGTTCCCCAACATATAAAAAAATA